TAATAAATCCGTAGTCAATATTACCAGAGTATCCTGTGGTAATAGTGCCATGATCAAACAACCGTGTGGGTACGGTGTTAGCATTAAGAATACACTGGAACTGTGGATCTACTACCGCAGTGACACCATTCTCAATTCTGACAACTGGATCTGTTGATACTCCAGATAGAATCTGAGAAGATGTAACACTTTGAATACTTGCAGTAGATGGAATGAATCCAAAGTTTTCGTAGTCGAAGAATACAATCGAAGAATCGTTGTAATCGTAAGTACGACGCTCATGGTATCCTTCACCAGACATGGTGAAGAGATTACCAACTTCATTCTGAGCAAAGGTTCTGAGTAGTTTGGTTGGTGTTCCGTCAACCTTGACTGTACCTTCACCAAACCAGTTAGGAGCGAAGGATACGCGAGTATCTCCATTGAACTTGATTCCACCACTACCGATGTAATCAGTTGCGATTTTCTCTTCACTGGATACAAAGTTGAAGAGTGTACCAGATCCAACATAAGAGCGAGATCTGACTGTCTCTCCACCACCAATACTGAACAGGTTACCAGAACCAGGATGTAGGAGACTGAAGTTAGTGATTGCTGCACTACCAACCTCAATCTGAATGTAGCTGAACCAGATTGGATTCGTTCTTGCTCTAGCAACACCAGTGATGTAGATATCACCTTGAGTGACATAATTTGGAACGAAGTTGATGAGAGTCTCGGACTTGAGTCTTGTGACACCAAATGGATATTTCGTTCCAGTAATATTGATGAATCCCCAATCTTCATTGGTTGTTTTACCAATAGTGACTGGAGAATATTCAATTGTATTTTGAGGAGTACCTAGTGGTAGAGCAACTTGATACTGTGGATCTACTGTTGCTGTTACACCAGGATCTACCAGGACTACCGATTCAGTGCTGACTCCAGATAGTGTCTGGTTTGATGTAATGTGTTGATATGTCTGGAGTGGAATAGTTCCAAAGTCCAGATAGTTGAACGGTACAACAGCAGAAGTGTTGTACGAATATGTTCTGCGTTCAACTTGTCCGTTGAGTGCTGGTAGTGTTCCAGAACCGTGGAATCCGAAGGTTCTCTTGACATCTTGTACAGCACCATCGATAGCAATCGTACCTTCACCAACCCAGTTAGGTTGGAAGGATACCGATGTAAAGCTTGTAAGTTTGAGTGTTCCCTCACCGAGATATGCTCTGCTACGGAGAGAGAATCCGTTGCCGATATTGAATAGATTTCCGCTGCCAGACTCCTTCTTGGAGAATGCAATACTTGTAAGAGACTGGATGCCAAATAGTCCAGTTGCTTCGATACTTGGCACCCAGTGTGTAAGGGCAGAGCCAGAAACNTCCAGCGTACCACTGACAATATATGGAGCGACAAGACGATAGTAAGTATCGCCTCTCTCGAATACAGTACCACTACCGACCCATGCATGTACAACTGTCCAAGTTGTATTGCTGACAGGTCTAAGTTCACCGAATGGGAAGTTCGTATCTTCGTAGATGATTCTTCCCCAATCATCCACTTCAACTGCTTCGGTGTCTCTAACGGACCCACCATCAACAAAAGCAGTTGGTGTCATTGCCAACGAATTTAAACCGTAGTCAATCTCAATGAACGGTTCAATAGACGAAGGATTCCAATGATATGTTCTTAAATCCTTATTGTTAAATCTAAAAATTACATTGTGTAATTTTCCAGGTAGAGAAGGGTCTTCGTAACCAAATCTCTCGATTACTTCATTGGCATACGAATCCACCCCATCGTTCGCATAAGAATCGATAGGGTACGATACAAACTGTCCTGTTTTATATTCGTATGCCGTTGCCATTAAATATCGACCTCCTCATTAATGAAAATGGGGGACCGCTAAAGCAATCCCCCGACATAATAAAGAGTTCAATTAGAATCAATCAGTCGAGGCTGACATTCAAGGTTACTTTGATCTGGTCACCCGCGTTCTGAATCGCGTATGGACCGTTGGTGAATCTCTCAGCGAAGAAGATCGCATCATAGAGAGTTAGAGCACCACTACCATCAAGTGCCTTGCTGGTAGTGAAGGTGTTTGCATCGGGCACAGTGTGAACGATGTATGTACCAGCGGTTGTGGTGGTGTTACCAGTTCCTTGATCGATGTAGACTGCATCGCCTACTACTAGACCGTGACCAGTTGCAGTGACTTTGCTGAAGTCAAACAGAACACTGTCGTTACCGTTAGATGCCTGAATGTTTTCAATCAGTGCATTGTTGAGGTAAACAGTTACGGTTCCATCTGCATCTTCGGTCTCTTCGTCGATACCAGTAATGATGGTGTTAGCATCGATACCATTAGGAGTTGCGGTCTGAGAAACTCTCATGCCGAGTGTTAGATTCTCAGAGACATTTGCCTGGAAGTTTGCGTTACCAGAAACTGCACCAGCATTTGCCTTTGTGAGGTAAACGGTAGTACCAACGATACCAGAAACACGAGCACCTTGTGCAATGTTGGTTCCAGTTACGCGCTGGTTAACAACAACACCAGTGGTGGAAGCAACGCTAATCTCGAACTCACCAGCAGTACCAGTAGCAGCGGTGCTTGCTGCAACAGCAGCGAGGGTTAGATATCTGTTACCGATCGTTCCTCTAACTAGAGTTTTGGTGATCTGAGTACCTGCTGCAGCAGTTGCTGCGTCTGCCACACCGTGGATGGTGGTAGGCATGTTGTTTGCACGAGACAGATAGTAACCATAGATGTTACCTGCAGCACCAGAGAAGGTGAAGGTTTGCTCAGGATATGCAGCAGTTGTTCTGCCTCTACCGAAACTCAGTGGTTGTGCAGAGAAGTTACCAGTATTCTTGACACTCAGGTTGAGGGTTGTGCCGTCGATATCGACAACATATGCACCAGTTCCGACAGAACCACCAGTGACATAATCGCCCTTCTTAATACCAGTATTGCTAGCAACAGTAATCAGGTATTCTCCCGAGGTGCCGTCACCGTTGACGGTTGTAACTGCAGTTGGTTCGGTCTCGATGGTCCAACGGTTACCATTGAGAAGGATGCCATACTGCTGTGCATAATCCTGGTCAGTTCTGTTGTTGATGACCTGAGGATATCCAGTAGTAGGACTAGATCCATAACCGATCGTGTTGTTATCGGTGTATGGTTCGTAGTATCTGGTTTGAGAGGGAGTGTCGCTCTCAGCAGGATATGTGTCTGTGCTAAACAACTTTAAAATAAGATTTCTAGGAATGTTCTGCGAGTAGTTCAGCAGATTTCTTAGGGAATCAATTTCGCCGTTGTCGGTTACTAAGAGTGCCATGTAAGGTTTCCTCGGTCGATTACGTTGCTATCTGTATGAATTATTTATACCACTGATTATTTATAATTTGATCCTGAGAGACACAGTTGCCTTTGTGATGTTAGACGAATAGTTCACAATGAACCGAAAAATGTCTCCAGCATTAACTGTTGTGTCCCATGTTGACAAATTATCATCCTTTGCTTTTTGTTCTGTTGATTGGTTGATCACACCCAAAGTGGGGAGTTCTGTACCACAGATAGAACTAAAGTTTGGAAAGTTATCGAATGTTGCTTTGTGAATATCAATTTCTATATTGCCAGGTTCATTAGAAACTAGAACCCAGGACTCAATAGTTCCAGAGATGTCCAGTGTCATGTCGCCCTTAGGACCGACTGCCATTGGAAAAGAACCAGAGTCTATAACAAAGTTAAGAGTTCTGGTTAGATCAGCAGTGGTTACTAATGCAATACCAGAAAACTTATCTCCAGCACATGGTGCAGTGGAAAAAACAATTTGGTTGTTAGAAACAATGTAATCTACAAGTGGTCTTAAGACTACATCGTTGAGAGAAATAATGAGTTGTTGCTCATTAATAGGATAATATGCTTCTCCATTTACAGCAAGATTAAATGTATCAACTGCAGGAGAAGAAACACAGTCAAATGATCCTGAAATATCGTCCAGGATTAAGTTTGTGTACTGAGTTGATTTTGTAGGAATCTGGTAATTAACATCCAGATTGTACTGAGGATTTTCCCTTAGCGCAACTCTGTGTGTGTTAGTACCAATCCTAACATTATATTCTGCCATTAGGAGGATACTCCAGGTGTGACTTCTACAAGACCTTCGATAACCCTAGTCTTATATCCTTGGGGTGATGTCAGAAGGATATCATAAACATATCTTCTTCTATCTAGTACACCAGTCTCTGCAGCAGTCATAGAGATACCAATTTGCCCTGATGTCCTGTTAACAAACACCAAGGGAACTTCGATGCTAGTGCTAGCACTGTAACTCTTTTTAAAGTGAGCTTCACCAGTATACCCCACCATATTCAATGGAGTACCATCTTTGTTGGTGATGAAGAAAGTCACATCAAAATTGGCATGACGATCAACTACAATGTTAACAGGTATCGCTGCCATCAGATACTACTTATAAAGCTCTACTATTTATCTTTGAACCCTTAACAGAGTTATCCTACTCAGGTTTCTGAGGTTTGTCAACGCTAGGAGGTTCAGGTGACTCCAGAAGATCTAATGTTTCTAGACCACCCTGTAATTTAATCTTATACTCTTTTAAGGCAGTCAATTCATCTTCTGCCTTTTTGAGCTTCACTTCTGCTTCAGCGAGTTGTTTTTTAAACTCTTCTCTAAGTTTTGACGAATCCATAATCTCATGGTAAAATACTATTTATCAGATCCCAGCAGCATCTAATCTTGCTTGAAGTGCTTCAATTTGCTCTTTTTGTTGTTGTACAACTTTGAGTAAAGGTGCGACTAATCTGTCATAGTGAACACCAGTTAATTCACCATCGGTGCTGTAGTAACAGAAGTCATCATTGACCTCTTTTACTTCTTCAGCAATAAGTCCGTACTGGGTGCCACCATCTGCTTCTTCACCCCAAGAAAGTGTTCCATCTTCACTCTCTGTTTTTGTTCTCCAGTTAAATGTTACTGGGTTCAGATCAAACAACCATGAAGTATCTGCTAGTGGAGATATATTTGTCTTTGCTGCGCGAATAGAAGTTGTAGTAACTAAATTACCATCAGATTCTACTGAAACATTGACAATATTACTACCAGCAACACCAACAATACCAGGAAGTCTAACTCTACCACTAGAATTAATTTTTACTCTATCAGAACTATTGGTGTCGTCGTATATTCTAAACTCATGAGTGCCACCACCAGTAGACCCCATTATTCTCCAAATACCACTGCCACTACTATCCAACCAGATGTCTGCTTCATCACCTACGACTCTGAGTTGTTCAGAACCAAGAGTATAAGACCCTATAACAGTTTGACCAAGACCATTAATAGTAATACCAGTTACACCAGATGGAGTTTCTCCAACACCCATGCATAGTTTGTTATTTGTCGATCCATTATATTCCAAACCAACAATCATGTTGGATCCACCAGCATCGAACTTGAGGTATGGATCACCACCACCGTTAGCATAAGTGTTGATACGAACTCTATTATCGCCACCAGATGTGGTATTCTGAAGCAACATAGTATCAGCACTGGTGCCATCCGATCCATTTGCTCTAATGAAAGGAGCAGTTACAGTACCAGATGCGTTAACAGTTCCATTGGCATAAACTTCAAATGTGGTAGCACCAGTGTCGTTATCACCAGTAAAAGTACGACCACCAGAGTTTAGNTTTCTAGCATATACAGCAGACTTATTTGAAAGAGAATCTGAGTCCGCATAAGCAATCAAACCATAGTCATCAGGAGCTGCAGATCCACTACCAATAGTTAAACTTTCGCTGAAAGTAGCAGCACCATCTGCTGTAATAGCCGCAGTGACTGTAGTGCCATCCCCTGCATAGTTGAGGAAAGTATCTTCTGTTCCAGTTTTAGTACCCTCTTGGTTTACTACAAGTCGTTGACCTGCTGTAAGAACGCCATCAACTGTGAGAGTACCATCGAAAACTGCAGAACCATCTTCACCATTAATATATGTGGTTTGAGTACCACTACCATTATTGAGTTGCAGGTATCCACCGTTGCTACTGGTCTTATACAAACCACCCAGACTTGTAGCACCATTCTTTAGTTCATATCCATAACCAGCAACACCAGTTGCGGTTGGATCGGATACTACAGGAGCCTTGAATAATGCACCACCATTAGCATAAATTGCTGCATAGAGATCATCTGTACCACTCCATCCATCTGCATAAACTGCAAATGCAGCTACAGACGATGCGCCATTACCTTTTACGATTACATTTCCAGCATTAGCATTAGCAGCAATGCGTACAGCAGGAGCATTATCATCTGCCCAAGTATTCAACTGAATTACAGAACTTGAGCTTGGAAGATCAATAGTTCCAGAAATTTCTACACCACCAGATGTAGTAGTAAACTTCTCAGTTCCATAGTGACCTAATATGACAGCACCAGATGAACCATCACATCTAATGTAAGTTGCAATTCCACCCGTACCACTGTCAGTTCTTAATGTAATATCCTGGTCATCAGCATAATTACTGATGTCTAATGATCCAGTGTAGTTATCAATGTAGGAACTAGTAGCATTATGACCCAATCTTAGATCATCACTGTTTCCAGCATGGAAACTGTAATTATCAGGAATATCCATGCCCTCGCTAGCATAGAGATTACCATCAACATTCAATCCCCAGGAGGTAGAACCTGCTCTGTAGTTACCTTGATACATCAATTGGGCACCGCCAAATGTATCGAGTCTAAATGCTAAGTGTGAAGATGGAGATCCTACAACTCTAGCGGTGTAAAATTCTGTGTTTTCAAACTCGCTATATCCGTAATGATACCACTTAGCAGTTCCATCAGAAGCCATAAAGTATTTGGTTCCAGTACCACCATTTGTACTGTAACCATCATTCTGTAGACTCAGGTTCCATACAGAGGTGTCATCTGCTCTAGATATAAAAATTGGACTTGACGATCCATCATCAGTAATCGTCAGGTTTCTTGTCGTGATACCTGCGTTAATAGTTACATTACTGAATGTGTTATTTACGATGTAGTTTTGGGTAGCATGATTTCCCCAACTGAATGCAGTGTCCCAGTCAGTGTTGTTATACCCAGTATTAATGGAATCTACATCAGCAGCAAGTTCATTGATCTCAACTCTTTGCTCTTCAAATGTGAAGGTAGGTTGTACGTTTCTAAGTACCATTGGACCTCAGTAATTCTTTTAGTAGGGATTTGATCTCATCTAACTCACCCTTCACATAGTCCAGTTCCTGCTCCATGTTTTGGAATTTATTCCTAGACTTTTTATATTTTTCAAAGGCAGATCTGTCAGTATTTATGATTGCACCTGTGTCTGAGTCGCGATACAACCCATCCTCATTCCTAACTTTAATGTGTTTCATATCAATAAGATGCGACTGCTCTCATGTCTTGGATCTTGGGAACAAATGCAGGATTGCTGGACTTCATTACAATCTTGACAGCAAAAGATGAAAACTCGGGTAGGTTTTCGATGCTGTAGGACAACTCCTGATAAGAAGATTGCTTCTCGGTGATACCACTGATAGCATTCTCAGACGATGCGATTAGATCGTTATCTGGGTTTCCAGTTTCATTGAAGTATGCCCATTCAATATCCTCGAAGTTTTCCTGACTGGAAGACTTCTTAATCTTATACAGAACTTTTAGGTTCTCAATGTCACTGACATTTGCAGTGAGTTTGATGTTGATAGAAGTTGCTGGATTGTCAATAGCAACCTCTTTGGTTACATACTTAGCAATTCCAGAACTGTTCTTAGATTGAGTTTCTGCGATGAAGTCAACACCAGTGGTGTATTCAACTCCAGATACTTCAATGAATCTTGCCTCATCCTCTGGTTGATTTGGATAGGACAAAAGGTCACCAACACGGAAGATATCATCTAGTTGTGCATCAACACTTGCATTTCTAGTAAATGCTTGACTATCAATAATTCTTCCAGTGTAGTCATCGTTGAGTGGTTGCTTGTCATTGACAATCGTCAGTTTGACAGAATCTGCATCCCACAGAACAATCTTACCTGTGATTGTATTGTCATATGTTTGAGCAGGAACAGATGGGTTTCTGCCAGTGATATATGTTGGTGGTGCTACTGTATTTGGAATCTCAAATTCAAACTTAGTAACACCTGTGTCACCAACTGTAATTGCATTTGCAAATGTGTCGCTACTAAAAGAAAGTTCTTCGCGAGCTACAAATG